CGACGCAATCCAACGATCCCGAACATATCATGTCGCAATTGATCGACGACGGGCTCTCGGGCGTCGACCCGACCATCGTTTGCCAACTCCACGCCGCGGATGAAAATTGCGAGCTCGGCGACCGGCGGCAATGGAAAAAGGCCAACCCGGCGCTCGGGCTGTTCCGCGACGTTGACGACCTCGCCGCCGCGATCGTCAAGGCCGAGCGGATGCCGGCCGAGGAGCCCAAAGTTAGAAACCTGTTGCTCAATCAACGGGTATCGCCGGCCTCGATCCTGATTAGCCGCGCCGAATGGATGGCGTGCGCCGGCGAGGCAACATTTACGCCAGGGGAGACGGTTTACCTTGCGCTCGATCTTTCGAACACGCTCGACCTGTCGGCTTTGCTCATGGGCTCGGCGGATGACGTCGCGCGTATCAAGCCGTTTTTCTGGAAACCCGCCGAGCAACTCGCCGAGCAATCATTCCGCGATTTCGGATCGGGCAACCTCCGCTACGTCCAATGGGCCGACGCGGGACACATCGAAACCACGCCGGGCAAATCAATCGACAAGGAAGCGATCGCCCGGCGGATCGCTGAATTGACCGGGCGCTATCATGTCCGCGCGCTTGCGTACGATCGCTGGCGCATCGAGGACCTGTTGCGCGAGTTCGATCGTATCGGGTTCAAGGCTTACAAGGCCGCCGGCGACGACGATCCCGGCAAGCCGAGCAAGGAATTGCCGCGCGACGGCTTGCGCCTGGTGCCGTGGGGCCAGGGCTTCAAGGACATGGCGCCGGCGATCGACGCGCTCGAGTCCGCGGTGGTCGATCGCAAGCTCGTGCATCCGAACAATCCGTGCCTGACCTGGAACATGGCGAACGCGATCGCGGTCATGGACCCGGCCGGCGGCCGCAAGCTCGACAAGGACAAGAGCCGGTTCCGCATCGACGGCGCGGTCGCGCTGGCGATGCTCATGGGCTTGCGCGCGCGCGACCGGCTCCGTCAGGTCGTCGACTTTTCCACATTGATCGGTTGAAAAAAGGAGCTCGCTATGTCGCTTGACATTATCGACGGCCCGACCATCCCGCGCGGTGAATCGCTGTCCGAGGGCGTTGATTGCTCGGCCGGCGAGATCGTGCGGATCACCGTGCCGCAAGAGTTCACCGACGCCAACCTCACGTTCCAGGTATCGAGCAACGGCGATCTCTATAACGATTTGTTCGACGACCAGGGCGAGGAAATCACGATCACCGCGACGCCCGATAGCGGCATCGTCGTCGAGGGGCGATGGGTCCGCTCGATCGGCTGGCTCAAGATACGCTCGGGCTCGCGCGACCATCCCGTCGTGCAACGCGAGGATTGCAAATTCGCCATTGCGATCGAGGCGGCCGCGGGCGCGGCGACGATGGGCGCGCCAACCCCCAACCGCAAAAAATGAATAACGGCGGCTGGCTCGTGCTCGTGCTCGCGCTCGGCGCCGCGACAGTGCTCGGCGTCTGGTTATCCGGCGTCTGGAATTGTTGTTGATGGGAGCAAACCATGCCCGACATTGATCCGCCGGATGACGACGAAAATTACATGGATTTCATGGATCGCTGTACGTCCGACGCCGACGAGGATACCTGTCAAAACATCTGGGACGACGCCCAGGACGAAAAGGCCGGCGGCCGCGGTGCGATCGTCCGCAAGACGCACATTTCGAAAAGCGTCGACGGGCTGGCATTTGTCATGAGCGACGAGACGGTCGACCGCCTCGGCGAAGTGATAAAGGTCGACGGCTGGATGCTTGACGAATTTACAGAGCATCCCGCCGCCTTTTTTAATCACGACACCGATTTTCCCATTGGCACATGGAAAAACGTGCGCGTCGAAAAGGGCGCGTTGCGCGGGACGCTCGCGCTCGCCGAGGAAAATACCAGCGACCGGATCAATGAGCTCCGTAGCCTCGTTAGGCAAGGCATCCTAAGAGCCGTGAGCGTCGGCTTTAAGCCGGTTGAAAAACAGCCAATGGACGAAAAAGCCGACAAGTATTTCGGCCCGTTCAAATACATCAAGCAAAAGCTAATCGAGTGCAGCCTCGTCGGCATCCCGGCGAATCCGAACGCCCTCGCAATCGCCAAGTCTCTGAAAGTCTCCGACGATACCTTGCGCCTGGTGTTTGCCAAGCACGGCAACAGAAACACGGCGCGCAACACGACCAAAGGCAAGCAAGCCGAAACCTCGCCCACACGAAAGACAACAACCATGTCAACGCTTGCTCAAAACATTATTGAATCGGAAAAGCGGTTGCTCGCGAAAAAGGACGAGCTCGCCGCGTTCCACGACGCCAAAGGCGACGGCAACTATACCGACGCCGATATGGAAACGATCGGCAAAGCCAACGCCGATATCGAGCACGAGCAAAAGCTCATGACGGCCTTGCGCGACTCCGAGAAAAACCTCGGCGCGCAATCCTCCGACGGCGGCCGCGCGATCATCCCGGCCCATGCGGCCAAGGCCAACGGCTCGAGCGCGATCGTGCAACCGCCGCGTCCGTTCAACGTGGCGGCGAAAAAACTCTCGCCGCTCGATCTCTTGTGTCGCGCCGGCGCCTTGATGGCGGTCGCGCAACGCGAGCGCAAATCGGTCGACGAGATTTGTCGCGCGGTCTATGGCGACGACGAGCCGACGCGGGCGGTGCTCGATTGGCAAACCAGGGCCGCAAGCAATATGGCGATGACGACCGTCGCCGGATGGGCCGCCGAGCTCGTCCAGCAAATCGTCGTCGACTTCATGGCAACGCTCTATCCGAAAGCAATCTTTCCGCGCTTTTCCGGTTTGGGCTTGTCGCTGACGTTCGGCCGCAACGGGAAAATCATCATCCCGACGCGGTCGCGCACGCCAACGATCGCCGGCTCGTTCGTCGGCGAAGGCTTGCCGATCCCCGTCCGCCAGGGCGCTTTCACGTCGCAAACCCTCACGCCGAAAAAAATGGCGGTCATCACGACATGGACGCGCGAGATCGACGAGCACTCGATCCCGGCGATCCAGGGATTGTTGCGCGACGCGGTGCAAACCGATACGGCGATCGCGCTCGATAGCGTCCTGATCGACGCCAATGCGGCGACCGCGATCCGGCCGGCCGGCATCCTCAACGGCATTTCCGGCCTGACACCAACCGCCGGCGGCGGCTTCAATGCGTTGACCGGCGATATCAAGCAACTCACCGGCGCCTTGCTCACCGGCACGCTCGGCAACGTGCGGAATCCGGTGTGGTTGATGAATCCGCAACAGGTCAATTCGATCGGCCTTGTCGCGGCACCGGGCGCCGGCGTGTTCCCGTTCCGCGACGAGATCGGTCGCGGCACGTTGGGCGGCTGGCCGGTCATCGACTCAGGGACCGTGCCGCTCGGCACGGTGATCGTCGTCGACGCCGCGGATTTCGTGAGCGTCACCGGCGACGGTCCAAGGTTTGAAATTTCGGACCAGGCGACCTTGCATATGGAGGATACGGCGCCGACCGATATCTCGACGGCGGGCACGCCGGCGGTCGTTGCCTTCCCGGCAAAATCCATGTTCCAGACCGACTCGCTGGCGTTGCGGTTGATCCTCCCGATCAACTGGACGATCCGGCGCACCGGAACGGTCGCCTGGATGGCGGGCGTTACCTGGTAAGTTCCAAACCGGGAAAATAAGCGGGCCGGAAAATTTCCGGCCCGCTCTTTTTCCGGCCCCTCATTTTTGCAACAGAAAGGCAAGCCAAATGACCGACACCGATCACACCGCGGCGGCGAAAAAGCACGCCGACGACACGCGCAAGAAACTGAAAGAGGATCGAGACGCGCGCGAGAAAGCGGGCAAGGAGCGGGAAAAGGCGGCGGGCGAAATCAAGCCGACGCCGACGCAAGAGGAAAACGACCTCGCCGCCTCGGGCGTCCCCGTCACCGAGCACGAGGACGACGGCAGCGGACCCGACCCGAACGTGCCGCAAACGAAAGACAAGCAAATGGCGGCCGATAAGCCGGCCGGCTATTCAACCAGGGCCGCGTCGGCCAAGGCATGACCGTCCGCGGGTTTCTCAACCGCGTCGCGGGCCGGATCACCGGGAAAGCCGAAGGCGATTACCGACCCGGCCCGTTTTACTTGCCGGTCACCGGCGGATGGCTCCCCGCCGGCGTGCCGGATAACTGGTGGCAATTGGGCTATACGCCGGTCACCGGCGCGCAATCGGCAATGGTCGAGGCGTGCGTTTCGGCCTACG